AGAAGAAGCCCAAGAGCCGAGAATATCATCCAACGGATCAAGTTCATTAACGCTGGCTACAGGAGGAGCCGCGCTAGTAGTTACTTCCGGAGCAACTCCTATAGGCGGTTCTGTATGTGTCCTAAGGCCATTATGGATACCCTGGAGCGCGGTATCACTAAGATTGAACTTATTCCTCAGGTGATTTGAAACTTTAGACCATTCAGCACCAGCCGCGCCAGCAAGTCCAATAGCTTCATCCCAAGCCTGCTGAGTAATAATATCGCTAGGATCAGCCCTAAGGCCGTCCATGAAATTAGCAGGTGTAGACGGCCCAACAGGTACCGTAGGATTAACTAGCTCGTCTATGCTTCTAGGAGGAAACGCTTCATCAAACCAGGCCGGAGGCTTAATAAGCGCTCCTGTAGCCGGATTTGCAATCTGGTTCTGAATAGTCCCAGGAGCGAGTTTAACCTTATAACTACCAGGCTTCTTACCAAAACCCATAGAAGCAGGGTTTACGATAGTCTCTGTGGTATTGGTTTTAGCACCCTTAGGAAGTTCCTTGAAACCCTGGAAGGTATTCTTGGACTCACTAATAACCTCAGGGACTTCCGCAGTACTCTTACCCTTAAACAGAGTAGGACCCTTAACGAAGTTAATAGGATCAGCCACCATAGAGGCGCCCAATCCGTAAAGCTTCATGTCCTTAAAGTACTGCTCAATATCATCGTCGGTTACTTCAACCTTACCCTTATCCCAGTCATAGAAATACTTGTCCTTTTCGTCATCGCTGAGCATATTGATCTTCTTGTCAGCAAGACGTGCCCGAATCTTTTCAATATTCTCGGGCTTCATAGCATCTTCAGCAGACATATGTGTATCCCAGCGAACCAGAAAATCACCGAGATACTGCTTATCCTGAGGATCTGCGGCAGTCTCACTAGAAGCAAAAGCACCACGGAGACCGGTACCAATACCTCGTCCGGCACCAGTAACAATACCGCCAATAATCTGACCAGCATCGCTCAATACACTATCTTCATCATCAGACTGGTGTCCTGCCAATGCATCATCCGCAGCATTAGCAACCATATATGCAGGTGTACTAAGAAGGTCAATAGCACGACCCCAAAGAGTCTGCTTACGGGGCGGGGCCTCTCCTCGCATATTGAGGCCCTCACCCAGAAGCGTACTAATCGGCGCGTTACTGTACTTTGAGTTAGCAAGAATATTAAGCGCAGCTTGAGAAAGCCCAGCGCGATTACGCATCTGTCCCAATTGCATAGGTGGGAAGACGCCACTAAAATCGATAGGCTTGTAACCCTCAAGCATTAAACCTCTTCATCGCGCATAAGGTCATGAGATTCAAGTGACTTATACTTGGCTACAGGAACCACAAGACTACGCCCAATAACCGCACCTGCGGCTACAAGGAGAGCATCCAAAGTCTGAAGTCCCAGATTACCATTAAGATAGTCAGCTACTGCCATAAGCACAGCAATACCAAAACCAACCCAGACTATAGGTTCCCTAGAAAACTTCATCGGAGCTTCCCCTGTCGCGCTAGAAGTGCGTTAATAGCGTGCATAATATCGTTCTGGCTAAACTGAGTCCCACTAAGAGGACCCTGACCTTCACCACTCATACGCTTACGAAGAAGGTCTTCCATATACTGCTGGTTAACCTTATTCATAATAGGCTGACCGTACTGGTCATCTTCACCAGAGTCGTACTTACCAGCAATAACCGTAGGGTCGCCCATAACATCGTTAATGGCGTCCATAATAGCGTTACTGGTAAAGGTATCTCCACCCTGCTCAGGACTACCGTAAATTTCTCCAAGGTAGTTAGCAGGACCAGACATACCGTTAACTCCCTTAAAGAGAGAGTTAACCCCTCCGGAAGCCTTATTCATCATCTCCTGCATACGCAGCTGGAGATTAAACATATCCATTAGCCGGTCATATTCCTGGCTTTCCTGCTGCTGTACTCTCTGCGCATCCTGTTGCTGTAGCTGAGCCAGCATACTCTGAATAGCGCCCTCACGTCCAGCCTGAAGACCTGCCATTTTACCACCAGCCTGCTGAAGATAATCCTCAAGCTGACTAGCAATATCCTGTGAAGCGTTAACTCCAGCAAGTCTAGTGTTCTGTGAAGTCTCTCGGTTATAGCTAACGTCCGAGTTCTTCATTTCATTAAGCATTTGCAGCGCGGCTGCTTCATCGTTCTGGCTCTGCTGCTGGAAATAAGCCTGATCGTCCATAGCTTGCTGTGAAGCTTCTGGAGCTGCGGCCTGAATACCAAGCTTCTTATAGAGTTCTGCCTGTTCTGCTGCCTGCTGCTGATACTGTCCCTGTAGCTGATCCTGTGTAGCATTATAACGCTGCTCAGCTTCATTAGAAGCCTGAGACATCTGCTGAGTAATAGCAGGCATTTCAGCTGCAATATCCTGAGCCAGGGCGTTATACATACCCCTAGCTTCCTTCTGGTTATTACTCCCCCGCTGTTTAGTGCGAGCCATCTCAGCTTCAAGCTGCTTAATAAGCGGATCAAACTGAGCACCAGCACTACCTGTAGCCTGCTGTAGAAGCTGGTCATAAGGAGTGGCAGCTACGTTAATACCCTGAATCTGCTGCATAAGCTGATCCAGAGGATTAACAGGATCTGACGTATCTACCAGACTAGACTTAGACTTAGACTGCTTAGCCTGCGCATTAGCCTGGCGACGAATAGCATCGGCGATACTATTAGAAGTACCACCAAGGTCAAAGATTCCCGGATCTGCCATTAAATCCCCAACTTAGCTGCTCGTCGCCTAAGTGCATCCTGCCTAGCTGCGTTCTGCTCTAGAGTAAGTTGTCGAAGAAAGTTAGTCCTCTGCATAGCGAGGTCTCCGAGCTTATCACTCTTACCCGTAAGCAGGTTCTTCATCTTCGCGTTAAACTCAGTATTGTAATCTCCAAGAGCTTTAGCAAAAACTCCTGAGTGGAGAATACCGCGTCCCGCAAAGTCGTTCTGCTGGTCATCTCTATCTGCCGTACCTTGACGGTTCATAGAGCGAACCATCTCAGCATAATCGCGCTCAGTAATACCCTTCTGGCGCTTATACTGAGATTCATAGTCCGACTTGGACTTCTTGAAATTAGAACTCTGCTGCTGGTATGTAGTGTCTCCAGCAAGCCACTTAGCTGCTGCTGATTTAGCCATCTACCCTCCTCACTTATTAGGAATGTAGAACGTACCGCCCTTATAAATAAGGTTAGGGCCACGCTTCTTAAGAGTCTTTACAGTACCCGCACTGCGATTCTTAAGATTGTAGTTCCAAATATCTTTCCAACTTGTACCATGCTTCTTAGCAATACCAGTAAGGGTATCTCCACGCTTAACCTTATACGAGGTATGTCCCTTAGGAGTACTGCCAGATGGCCTAGGCTTAGGGTTAGGCTTAGGCTTAGGCTTCGGCTTACTTGCTGTAGCCGAAACATTAACCTTAACATTGCCTACCTGATACGGGATAGCTGCACCTGCACCCACCCCATAATCAGACTTAGCGAATCCCTTGTCTGCGCCTAGAATCTGCTTGCTAGTGTACTTTGCATTAAAAGTTTTACCAGTACCCGCAGCAGTCTTAGCCTTAGCCTGAACGTACTTCTTTGCCTTATCTTTATCCTTAAGACTACCTGCCGCCAGCTTACGCTTAATGGCGTTCTCTTTAGCAGCAATAGCCGATTGTCTCTTATTGTCAGAAGTTACCGGCGTGTAGTCCGCCATTAACTAAACACCCCCTTAGACGTATACCCCATTACACTAGCGTTCATAGGGTTACCTGTACCTGCACCATTCATCCTACGGAGAATAGCATTCTTCCTAGCATTAGCCCTGTTATCCCGCTCCTCATACCCTTGAGGACTGGCTACAGGACCAATAGTAGGCATAGGACGTCCGCTACCGTAGTGCTTATTACCTGCGGCATAGGGATTAAATGCCTTCTTACCTGGAGCCGAAGGAGGCACAGGCTGATTACCAAAAAGATCGGCAAGTTGCATTAGTTCACCGCCTTAGGCATAAGCTGCTTCGCGCCGATAAAGGACGTAATAGAGTACAGGTAAGCCGGGCCATCTAGGGTGTTACCCTGGGTGACCATATCAATTTTAAACTGTAGAAGTCGGAACCTAAGAGACTTAGGAAACCTGATAAATTTAACCTGTTTGCCTGCGTCAGAACTAACCTGCTGCTCTACACTAGGGATAGCAGTAAGTGGATACGCCCATGTATTTAGTTCATGCCAGTGATATATATGCAATTGATTCCAGGTTACCCTGTAGGCTACAGAGAACGGATACAGGGTCCCTACTACGTTTCTTGAAGTATAGCAGTCGATACCCCAGTGCATCAAGCGCTTAAATCTATGACTGAGTCCTATATCGAACTGCTTGGTAGTCATCGACAGTTTAATATCTACAGCAGGGAATTCAGGAGTTATATTGCCATTCTCAGTATTAGTAGCATTGTAGCGATCTTCCATCTGGAATAGCTTAAAATACATCTTCCAGGCACCAGATGATCCGACACCCTGGGAATCTACGTTTTTAATGAGACTACTAGTAGCTACATATGTATCAAAACCACGAAGAAGATCAGTGTTAGTATTGTCCAGACGAGTAATTGGACCAAGATACTTAACATTTACATCCTCGCTATCCCATCGGGTCCAACCCCTAAGACGAAGATGGTAGACATAGATTCTATTATAGAACCTAACTATAGCCCTATCCCCCACAACCCTAAGCCAGAAAGGCCATTTAAAAGCCTGATCGCCAGGATTATAAGGGCTGGCTACAGGGAGAGTGTCATCATAGTCAAATGGAATTTTAACACTTACTCGCACAAAGTCATAGTTTGACATCTCATAGAGCTGATTATATTTAAGAACAAAGATGGAGTTCTCGTATACATCTACACAGTTACGTCCCATCGCGCCAACATCGGTATTGATTACCTGTAGCACAGCCTGAGGCGGACCTGTGTCATAAGCTAGCACATAGGTTGCGTTATCCTTGAAAATGATGATGTTGTCCTGATAGACGACTAGCTCATTTACTGCATCGCCGTCCCCAGGAGCAATATCGAAAAAATTTGTACCAGGCCAATCACCAAAGTCTGCAAGATCAGAAAAATAGAGGCGAGAGCTATTAGGGACACTCCGGCGACCGCTGATCCACAGACGATCTTTATAAATACAGGATGCATAACCTTCTGGCATATCTGGCAGTAGCGTTACCAAACCACCAGCGAGGTCGTATCTGGCACCGTCTCCCCCGCCAAGGTCTGGGACTAGAAATAGATCGTCTGAATACCGATGCATCTTAGAGTGAGTACCATCGGCAATCTTAGCTAGAATACCTGCATTAACCCCGTCTACAAAATAGATGTAAGATGCCGCCGCACCTGTATGATTACTGTTTACAATAACAAAACGATTGCCTTCGTATACCCCAGTACCAATAATGATCTGATGACAGTTTGGAGGAGCTGTACCAGTTTCAGTACTAGTAACTGAAGTCCCATAAAGCAATTGCCAAGGGGGTCGCGATACTAGAGAGCCATCAAGACTAAGGTCAAAATTAACACAGTCTACCATCTCATCGTCTGCAATCATTGCAGGGTCAGAGTAAGTGTTAATTCCTCCAGCAAATGGGCCGATTTCAAGTTCCTGCACAGCCTTAGTATCTTTGGCCATTAGTAGTATCCACCCCAATAGCCGTAGTTACCGTAATTCTCATCTTCAGGAAGCGTAGTAATACGTGGGTAGTATTCCTGAGAAGTCCACTTATTACGGTCGTTCAGCTTCATTACGTCGTTCTCGAAGTCTGCCTTAACAGTCTGAGCCTTCTGGTAGTCTTCATCCAGCTCATAAGCTTCTTTAAGACAGTACTTCACTACTGCGTTATGATACTGAAGCGGAACGGTAAGAGCGTCAGCCAGATTGCCAACAGACTGAGGATGCTTAATATAGTATATGGTAAGTCCACCTGTAAGACTCTCATTCGGTTTAGGGAATAGGGTGATTTTGTTATTCCAGACCATAAAGATCTCAGGAATACCAGGGCCATACGGGCTTACACCGTCGTCTGCCGAGTACCCATCAATATACTCGTTAAACTCAGCAAAGCTCATGGGCTTAAGCCTATAGCCACGATACTTAAGACTACGCAGAACCGCCATATCAGTCGGAACATCGTATTCCATCTGATTCTGCACAGTATCTGCGGAAGACTTAGCCTCCATTAGACCTTCGTTCTCAAGAGTAATCTTCTCTTGAGCGTCGTTAATCCAACGGATAATATCAGCGTCGGTTACCTGAACGCCAGCTTCATCACCAAATGTACGCTTTACGCGGGTCACTACGTCTTGAACGTTCAAGGTCTATCAACTCCCCCTGCCTATTACGAACCTTATAGGAGGACTTAGGATTACGGATAACTGCTGCTGCTATTTCGTGATCCTCCTGACGCCTATCTTCAGCTTCCTTAGCTTTTACAAGTTCTAGCGCGGCATTGTAATTTTCTATGAAGTTGAGTTTGTTACTAGAAGTCCTCTGGTCAGCTTCAAAAACTTTAGCAAGTAGACGCTCATCCGCCTCTTCTGCCGTGCATACCAAGTAGGGCGACCGTCCCATAGGGAAACAGACAACTCGAAAAGCCAAATCATTAGATGAACGGTTATTCGGCGGTATCCACTGCAATTGCAGTGTCGAGTCGTAGTCCTGCAAGATTTCATTAATTCTCACCTGCTTCTGGCTAACAAAATGACCGTCTACAGGGAAGTAGAAATTGCCATTAATAACTCTATCAGACATTAGCTTACAACCCTTGTAGCAATAATCATAGCATTGTAAGTCACATCAACTGTACCAGCATCTACAGCCACAACAGAGAATGCTACCCCTGTAGCCGCATTAAAATAGAACTCCGAAGTAATAGGAGTTTCGGCTACAGGGATAGGCGAGATCACAGTATCCCCATACTTAAACGCCATATTGAAGTTATCTGTAGCTGCCGGTACTCCAGTACCACTAAGCCACGTAGTTACTGTAATCTTATGC